GAACGGAAATCAAGAGGTTCATGAGGTTGGTCTGGATTTGATTGACCAGCATCGCCCGGTACATGATCTGATCGAAAAACTCTCCGCTTGAAAGAATACCTGTAACCAGATACCCATCATAAGGCCCGAAACTCGCAACAGTGTTGCAGTTTGCCGCCGTGATCGTTGCATACTGCGTCTGCGACAAAGGCTCAGGGGCGATTCCAGTAAGGGATTTCAGGTTAAGCGTAAAGGAACTCCCTGCAAGGCCTGTATTCAGACCGCAGTACTCGCCAAGAATCGCCGCCGCTGCGTAAATGTTATTGGGATAGAGGGCCGATTGAGTGGTGTTGTAACTCAGGAAAGCCCGGTTTTTGAGCGTTTGAAGCTGAAGCGCGATGTTCGCCGGGGTCCCTGCGGGAATTCCAGCATCTGCTGAAGACCCGAAATACATCCCCGTCTGCCAATTCGTGGTTGACCATGCAGCCAGCGCCAGGTGATCGGCATCAACCGCTCCGCAGCACATCACGCCATACCATGAATTGTTCGCCAGAGCGCAAGCCTCAACAGCCTCAAGGAAGCTTTCTCCAAGAGCAGTGATGGTAACAGTTAATCCCGTGCCCGTACCCCCTGTGGTGGTCAATCCAACGGCCAGGGCGTATCCGGTTCCTTGATTTCCAACGGTTGTTCCAACGGAGGTCACAACCCCAGCAGTAACAGCCAGCACGGTCAAATTTCCGTTTGAGCCGCCCGCCTGTGTAACCGTTACCACATCGCCGACAACATATCCTGTCCCTCCAACATCAACCGTTGCCGTTCCGATAGCCGTCAAATCCTGCCTTCCAATCCATACAAACTGAGGGTTCGATGCCTGACTGAAATACAAAGCCGCTGCAATGTATTCCGCCTCAAGCGCCGTGAATCCGTCAGCTATCATAGCGGCGGCACTCGCATACTGCCGAAGCCGTGAGTTCGCGCCATAAGACGGGATAGCCGTCGAGGGGCCGACGATAAGCCCTTGGTTAAACGATTTCGAGGCCACCTGCACGGCGGCGGGGGAAACGTTCACCTGGATAATATCTGCAATCGGAAGAGTTAATGCACCCATTTTAATCTCCTATGCCACGGTGATGTCGGCAATTTGTCCGTCTGAATTCTCGATAATAACTTCTGCGCTCGCCACCGCATTGACGGCGGTAGTTTCAGTGACCCATTCGTAAAACGACGCTTCAAAATCCACACGCTCGAACCATTGCCCGTCGATCAATTCCGGCGCTCGTACTGCTTCCCCAAAATCAGTAACGGGAAACAACTCTCCGAGAGCAAGCTGATCGGCAAAGAATTCCTGATACAGGGCGCTTTTAAGCATTCGCGCAAAGTCAACCGAGTTCGGCCCGTAAAAGCACCATCGAATTGACCAGACGCGGGTGTAATTCCATTGCTCGCTGACCGTAGTAGAACCCGATCCGATGGCTGATTCATAGCGAACCTTGTTGTAGTCCTCGTCCTTCGGCACACATCGAAGATAGCAAACATCGTCAGAGGCGTTTTGAAACGGCGCGCCCTGGGTTTGCCATTCAATCCTGACCTGGCTGGAAGCTGAATCAATCGGAAGACCAAGCGCTCCCAGCGTCCACTGCTGAATCAGGGTGTTAATCTGCGCCAAGGTCAGGGCCGAAGAAGTCAGCGTCTGACCGTTCGCGTATTGTGTCACCGTGCCCATTAAGCCGCATCCATCCGGGTTGCTACCGCCCGGTAATATCCATAATCCGAATACTGCGAAACCGTCAAAACCCGAAACTGCTTCCCTCGCCACATCAGAAGATCACTCGATCCCGCTTGACCCTGAGAGTTGACGTTGGTTCCGTAAATCGGCTGTGACGACCAGAAAACCATCGCACCCTTGACAACATCGCCCTCAGGAAGCATTTCAATATCCCTGGGGGAGGCGATGGATTTCCGATGTTGTCCGGTATCAGTTAAAGGTCTCACGGAAATAACCCCATGCCCGTTAATCTGAGTCGTCTGTGAAATCCATGTGCCGTTCTGCCAGAATCCGGACGAGCGCAGGATGGTGAAGTCCTGCGCCATGTCCGCACTATCAACCACCTCGCTAACGTCGATCACCGGCCCTCCCTTACAACGAAGGTGATGGATTTCCGAAGTTGTCCGGTATCAATTAAAGGTCTCGCTGATCCTTTACGTTTGATCGTAGCTGGCTTGTCCGGCTCCCAAGCGTTACGGGCATCGGTGAACCATCGCTTTGAAGCGTTCATGCCTGCTATCCCAGCCCGGTTAAGGAAATCAATCGCTCTCTGCGGATCGCGTTCAAGATAAGCCGTCGCCGCGTCTTTCAATTCCGCCGCAATACGCTCCTTATTTCCCGCTGCTTCAATCGCCGGTTCAATCACCGGGCGCGCCGGAATGTTTCTGATCGGAGAGCCATGCGTCATGATATACATCAAACTCGCGTTATTGATCTTGCCCTTTTTACGGTGAATTTTCTCTTGAGGAATCCCCACCAGCACCTCGGAATCGCGCACAGCGGCGAGCGCGGCGCGAAGTTCTTGAAGGCCCATGCCTGATTTCGAGATGGAGACTTTCGGTGTCATATATTTACCACAACAGCATAGGGCCAGCGCCGACAACCTTTGCCAGCGTTGCCAGCGCCTGACCATACGATGTCAAATTCCACGCTCCCCAATTTTCCAGCCCCTGAATCGGCTGATAGGTTACGCTCACATCGCCCACCGACTTCGCCACCTGAATGCCACTCGAAAGTCCTTGGGAAGCCGCCTGTCCAACGGTAGAGTTCGCATCGCCGTCAGACTTGGCGTACAGTGTCGCGTAGTGGGCCACAAACAAGGCCATTGCCATCGGCCACTGTTCCTGCCAGCGGGCTTGAACCAATGAAGCGGAGGCCAGATAGATGTAAGCGTTCAAAACGGAAATGGGAATGAGAGGTAGGTTCCAGACGGCAATAATGACCGTCCCGGAAGCCGTTGCCGGGGCCGTCAAAGTAACGACCGTTCCGGCAATCGACTTGATGGAGGCTCCGTCCGGGATGCCGATACCAGATACAGGGTTGCCTACAGCCAGACCAGCCGCGTTAACGACTGTCACGTCGGCGCTATCCAAGGTCGTTGTGGCGGAGGTCTGCAATGTCACGCCTCCAAACTTCGGATAGAAGGCCAGAAAGTCTTGAACGGTATAAGGTGGGTTGGTTCCTAAAGCAATGTTTTGAGCAGCGGAAAGGGCCGGAAGCGCGCCCAGAGAGTCAACAGGCCATGCCCATATTTGATCCAGCAGAGCGGTAAAGTTTGGAGTTGACATCGTTTACCATCGTGGTTATTTCTTTTTCTGATTTCGCTGCGAATTGTCATCCTCAACCTTGCGTTCTAAAACAGCCGCATGTTTGGTTTCGACAATCGACCCGTCTTTCGATGCAAGCTCAAACAATCGGGTCTGAGAAACCCAGCTTGGCAATCCTTGAGGCTTAGGTGATGGGCGAACCCGGAAAGAAGGATGCCCTTCCTCTGTGAAAATGAAGCTTTTACTTACAATCGCTTGCATTGAGCCTCCGTTAGATTCCATCGTAATAAATCGCCGTCTGCGGACGATACCATTGCACTACGCCGATGCAGCCCATAAAGAGCGTCTCATAACCCGACGCTCTCACGCTGGGAACGGTAAAGACCTTTTGAATCGGCTGAGGAACGCGCAACTGAACCGATTTGTCGTCGTTTCGATAAGCCAGCGCCCGCGAAGTCGAACCCGCGCCTTGGGTGCTGATCCAGTCGTTCGGCAGAGGAAGAATCTGGAAGTCCACGCCCTGCCTCTTGGCGACGTTGTTTGAATAGATGTATTCGAGAACGGAATTGAATCCGCCAATCGTCATCGGCTGGTTCAACAACGACCAGTGAGGATAATCGACCAGGAGGCGGTCGGCCAAGCCCGCCACATCGTACCCAGAATGTTCCTGAGTATAGAGCAGCATGGCGTTGACATCGTTCTGAATCTCGGTCGGGGTTTTCTTCGACCAGAGCGGAGAGCCTGCCGCGCCGTTCGGAGCAACGGTCGAATACACGTTAGAATTGTTAATCAGACCTTCAGACTGCTCCCAGCCGAGGTAGGTTACGCGATCCAGCGTCTTACCCCAAATGAGCTTCACGCCGTCGTCAAGAAGCTTCTGAAGCGAGTAGGGAGCAGGGATGCCCAACCGTCGAGAATCAATCAGGCGCTGGAGATCGACGTAAGGAACGCGGAACCCATGACCCCAATTAAACGCGGGCCAGATGCCTTTCTTGATGTTGACCTGCGTCATGGCGATGTCGGTATTCTCCGTACCTTGGAGGCCGTACTGGTTTCCGCCTGTCGTGGCATACTCGCTGGCCCATGCCGAGGTGAATTCCACATAGCCTCCGCCCGACTCAACCGTGATGTCGCGGGGATGAGTAAGTGCGGCCAAAGGCTCGACAAGATCGACATTGGGATATTCAAGCTGGGAGGCGAGGAAAGCCATACCCTGACCTGATGCGGCATCAAAAGCAAAAGACGATCTATCGAATGCCGTAGCTTCAACTCGATTGATCATCCCCGCCGTCGAATCGTATCCCATGCTCCGTGCTATATTGGGCTTGTGCATTTCAAAACCTCCCGGCCAGCGGTTATGCCGCTTGGCGAGTCAACAGAGTAATTTCTGCAACATTGTTAGCGTCAAGTACGCCCGTCCTGAAAACTACGTTTGTTAGCACAACGGTATTCGCGCCGTCAGCAGCCGCTTCAAGATCGCCCACAAGTCCGGCAGGGATTCCGCCGTTCAAGGCGACCCTGACATAGACCGGGCTTCCTGAAGTAGGAGTGCCAACATTGACCTGAACGGTGATCGAGCCTTCTTCCAGCGCCTCGCACATATCGCCAGCAGCATAGTAGCCAATCGGAGGAGCGGAGTTGACGCTATAAGGGTATCCAAGTTGCGTCTTGACTTCGCGCACTGCGATCCCGGCGAACTTATCAGCCGTAAAGGTGCCACCTTGCCCGATGAAGTCTGCCACATTGCGGAGAGTGCCGCCGGTGGAGTCAGCAATCAGCACGACGGGATCGCCGAAACTTATATTGATCAGGTTTGAGACATTGGCCTGTCTCGCCGCAATCACCGGATTGCCGCCCGTGCGTGAAATCTGACCGACAAATCCGATATTCAATCCAATGACCGGGATAGTAGAACCGAAATTCGTACCCATGTTTCATCTCCTGGCTTGCCGAAATTCAATTACTTCTTTGCCGTGCGATCTTTCCTGGCCTTGTTATAGACTTCCTGGAAACGCCGCGTGCTTTCCTGTGCCGGGGTTTCCGCTGAACTGTCTTTGCCCCTGCTTGTCCGTGCAGCGGTAAGGAACTGACCATAATCACCGCCGCCGGACTTCTGCTGTCTGGCCGCTGCATTTGTCGAGCGAACGATGGTGTCAAAGGCCGCGTGGAGTTTCTTGTCGTGCGTCTTTGCAATGAAGGGCCGCATCGCCTTCAAGACTTTAATGGCCGAATCGAATTGAGACTTGGGCCGGTCGCCAGCGGGAAGGTCGGGTTCAGGTCGAACAATTTCAGAGTCTTCGCTTTCCTCTTTCTCTTCTTCCTCGCCCTCGGCATCTTCAATCGGCTTCACCTCGGACTCTTCGCCTTCCGCGTCCTTTTCCTCGGCCTTTTTCTCTTCCTCTTCAGATTCATCCTTTGCGCCGAATAGTTCCTTCAGATCTTCAATATCGGCGTCGTGGGAATTCTTGCGATCTTCAGCCTCAAGCTGACGGTCAAGAGCGTCATGGAGCCTCTTGCGGCGATCCCTGCCAGCATCTTTGCTCTCTTCCTTCTTTTCTTCTTCCTTGGGCTTCTCTTCGCCTTCAGCGTCACGGGCAACGGATCGGCTGGCTTCAGCAAGTTCTTCCGGGGTCGCGTCCTTTGCGTAAGAATTCAAGCCAAGTCCCAGGATATGCTTCACTATGTTTTTCACTTTGTGCTCCTTTGGCGCTGAGTCATTGATTCGAGCATCGGCTCCCGCTCGCGCTCTATCGACGAGTGCAATATGGTTTCCGACAATGTTGGTCTGATCGAGGCGTTCGCCTGTCTTTTTGAGAATGTAACTGTACCCGCAGGATAATTGCCGCTCACCCCTATCGACCGCGAGAATGGCGTCGGCGCTGGTAACGATGAGGTCGGCCAGCATCGGCCAGTTTCCGTCCGGGAGAGGTTCTGGGCCTTTACGGATGTTTTGAGCGTGACCCGCATGGTGTTCTTGTTCGGAATCGGGGTCGAGTAGTTCTTCGGGGTGCGTGACAGTGAAGGTTTTACCTTCAAAGGATGCGAGGGTTGCGGGGTCAAACACTTCTGACGGGTCACGCCAGACTTGAACTTCTTCATTCTTGTTCCGGTCTTTGACCAATCCATCGGGATCGTCAAGCTCGGAAACGATGTAGGTTTGAAACCCGCTGCGCCCGATAACAGCATTGCGGCAGATGCGATAGCCTTCCGGCGTCTTTGCGATGTTATCGCTGAGCCGTTCGCCGAGGTAGCTTGGAGAATCGAGTGCGATGGGCACACTATTTACGCCTCTCATCCATCGGGCAGTCGTGAATCTTAATTCCTTTGGAAATCGAATCCATGCCTGACAATCCCTTCGGCATCGCATCCTTGCGGGCCGTGCTGTAGGCAATCGCCGCTGCTTGCTTGACGGGCTTGCCAGCGCGAACTTCTGTCGCTATGTTATGGCTGATAACTTTTTGTGATTTGCCGGATTCAAGAGGCATTCGTTCCTCGTTACCGTTTGACGTAAACCAAAATTCCCTGAATCGAAGGTGTCGTCCCGCCACTCACGGCACATAAAGCGTTGCTTACCGGCGCGGCAAACTGCACGGGCCCGAAGCCAAGATGCAGAAAACTTCCCGACGTTGGCGCAAATGTTCCCGTTAATGCCGTGGTGCCCGTTCCACAGGTTGTGCCTGTTCCGTTTTCAAATTCGATGCTCGGAGTTGTTCCCATCAGGCTTGCGGAGAACCCACAGACCGATATAGTTTCTCCTGTTGAAAGGGCCACAAGCTGGGTCGTCGTTGCAGTCGCAATGTTGACCGCCAGGCTTGACTTCGGCACGATGGGGTTCTGGCATACGTCCGTAGTGAGCGTGTAACCCGTCACATTGACGTTAAGGTTTTGCTGGGCAAATCCCGGAGCGGTCAGAATCAGGAAAGCCAATATCGAAAGCCAAACATAACGAAGTTTCATTCAAACCCTCCAAAATCGTTACTTCGATA